GGCAATCAGTGGAATATTATCATCTCAGAATCATTACAACCAGAGGGCTAGTGGTTCATGGCCAACTAGTGTTTATGTGTATGTACCACCTGTTTCTACTCAAAAAGCTATATTTGGATATGGATATAACGGATCCACCGTCGTATCAATGACCAACCTTGTATCAAATACAGGTGCGGTCGCTAATGATGTTACAGGTGTAGGTACTGCTAGATTTTCACCAGCAGCCGCAGGTTATGGTACAGACAAAGCTATATTTGGGTATGGCGGCAGTGCTGCTGGAACCCCATACAACATGACCAATTTAGTATCAAACACCGGTGTAGTAGCAACTGATACAACTGGTGTTGGTACTGCTAGATATGGACCAGCAGCCGCAGGATATGGTACTGATAAAGCTATATTTGGATATGGATATAACGGATCCACCGTCGTATCAATGACCAACCTTGTATCAAATACAGGTGCGGTCGCTAATGATGTTACAGGTGTAGGTACTGCTAGATTTTATTCAGCAGCCGCAGGTTATGGCGGTGATAAAGCGATATTTGGTTATGGGTATGGTGCAGCCAATTCATTAACCAACCTAGTATCAAATACAGGTGTTGTTGCTACTGATACTACAGGTGTAGGCACTGCTAGATATGCTTTAGCAGCCGCAGGTTATGGCGGTGATAAAGCTATATTTGGATATGGTTATACAGATGCTGCACTAACCTCAATCACTAACTTAGTATCAAACGCAGGTGTGGTTGCTAGTAATACTACTGGTGTTGGCACTGCTAGAATGCAATTTTCAGCTGCTGGTTTTTCACTAACATAAATACATATTTAAACATTATTATGAGGAATCATTATGGCATCAAATCTAAACTCTGAATTCAACTATCGTTATCAAGTTATTGGTAGTACACCATGGGAAAAAATTAAAACTCTACAAGGCTTCTTAGTCGGTAGAAAACGTGCAGCGGTACTAGAAGAATGTGCAGAACTTAAATATCGAGCTAAACTAGAAGAGTTGGAACACCTAAGATCAATACCGGCAGCAAAGCACCTAATTCTAAATTTACGTGCTGAAATTCTGGAATTAGAATCACACTTAGATGACCAAAAACATGCATTCGAACTTAATCGTAAAGAGATTAAAATATTGGAAAAGTTAATGTCAGAACTTTATACTGAAGTAGAACCAACAAGACTTAAACACGAAGACGGTACACCTTATACAGACGATGAGATGTTTGAGGCGAATGCTAACTATGAATTTACGGTAACGATTGGTCGTGAGATTCAGGCAGAAATTATTGCCAATGGTAGACCAAGTCCTGCAAAATTGTTAAACGCAATGAGTAATCCACAAACATTGGAAACACTAAAGTTGGTTGGTATTGTACCAAAAGAAACCTTCTTGTTAGCAGAAAAAGACATAGTTCTCTCAATTGAAAACAACCCAACCGAATAAAGTAAATGAGTATTTTAAACGATATATTTTCGTTGCGTCAGATGAATGAACTGAGAGCAGATGGGTTGTGGCCGACTAGTTCTACAGGTATTTTTATTGTAACACCAGCATCTTCAAGTGTTAATGAAGGTAGTTCTTTAACATTTAATGTTACTGGACAAAATATTACCAATGGAACATATTACTGGTCGATTAATAATATCTCAACTGCGGCTGGTGATTTTTCTGGCTCAGTAACTTCTGGTTCATTTACAATAACCTCTAATGCCGGTTCATTTACAGTAACTGCGGTTGCCGATTCAACAACAGAAGGTGCTCAAACATTTACAGTGTCATTGAGAACCGGTAGTGTTAGTGGTGTTATAGTTGCAACAAGTAGTACAGTGACGATTAATGATACTAGTACGACTCCTATCAGCACTCAGAGAGCTATATTTGGATATGGCAGCAATCCTACAACTTCAATAACCAATCTAGTATCAAACACAGGTGTTGTTTCTAGTGATACTACAGGTGTTGGTACTGCTAGAGGTTTTCTAGCAGCCGCAGGTTATGGTACTGATAAGGCTATATTTGGATATGGATATAGTAATGCTAATGTATCAATGACCAACCTAGTGTCCAATACAGGTGTTGTTTCTAGTGATACTACTGGAGTTGGTACAGGTAGAAATGGACCAGCAGCCGCCGGCTACGGTACTGATAAAGCTATTTTTGGATATGGACAAAATGCCGCTGGCACAAACGTATCATTAACTAACCTAGTCAGTAGTACTGGAGTTGTTGCTACTGATACAACAGGTGTCGGTACAGCTAGATATGCATTAGCAGCCGCAGGTTATGGCACAGATAAAGCTATATTTGGATATGGTACCGGCGCTACCAACTATTCACTAACCAATCTAGTTTCTAATACAGGTGTAGTTGCTACTGATACAACCGGAGTAGGTACTGCTAGGTATGCACTAGCGGCGGCCGGATATGGAGGTGATAAAGCTATATTTGGTTATGGATGGGCAGCTTCTATTACCAATATTACAAATCTAGTATCAAACACCGGTATAGTAGCAACGGATACTACAGGTGTTGGTACTGCTAGGACTTACCTAGCAGCCGCAGGTTATTCATTAAGTTAAAAGAGTAAAAAATGGCAGAAACAAATATTACAGGCCCACTTTGGGGTTACGAACAACGAAGCAGAAGACTTGCTGGCTTGTGGCCAACTAGTGTTTATGTGGCTGTGATTGCCGTTAGTAAAAAAGCTATCTTTGGTTATGGTTACACTACTGTTTCAGTATCAATGACCAATTTAGTATCAAGTGCAGGTGTAGTTGCTACTGATACCACTGGTGTGGGTTCTATTAGAAGGGCTCTAGCAGCCGCAGCATATGGCACAGATAAAGCTATATTTGGATACGGCATAAACCCAGCAATAGGATTATATTCATTAACCAACAAAGTATCAAACACCGGTGTAGTTGCTACAGACACTGCTGGTGTTGGTACTGCTAGATGGGGACTAGCAGCCGCAGGATACGGAACTGATAAAGCTATTTTTGGATATGGATTTGATGGTACATCCAATCAATCAATAACTAACTTAGTATCAAACACCGGTGTAGTTGCTAGTAATACGACAGGTGTTGGTACTGTTAGATATAATTTAGCCGCTGCAGGATATGGTACCGATAAGGCTATTTTTGGATATGGTTTCACTACTGTTGATGTTTCAATGACCAACCTAGTATCAAACACAGGTGTTGTCGGTAATGATGTAACGGGTGTTGGCTCTGCTAGAAGAGCTCCTGCGGCCGCAGGATACGGAACTGATAAAGCTATATTTGGTTACGGGTCTGGTGCTACAAATTTGTCGGTAACCAACCTAGTATCAAACACCGGTGTAGTTGCAACAGACACCACAGGTGTTGGTACAGCGAGATATGGACTTGCGGCTGCAGCTTACGGTTAACATTAAAATTAATACAAAGGTAAAAAATGATAGACTCAGAAAACAGACCTGCTCCAACAGCAGAAGAAATTGCACAAGCCAGAGAAAACGCAATGAATGCTGAACGACCAGCATCATGGGTTTGGAACGAAGCAGCAGCATCATATGTTGCACCTATAGCAATACCAACTGATGGTTATCCATACTTGTGGGATGAAACTACAACTAATTGGGTACCATTTCCAGATTTTCCTAGAAATTAAAAAACACAATGGCAACAAAAGTACCACCGTTAGCGTTAGATTCGACTAAAGATTTTTCTGCATTAGTCCCTGCGGCATTTCAAGCTGCCAATGCGGCATCCATTCAAGCTAATGCAGCCTTTGCTATAGCCAATAACGCTATTAGTGCCGGCACTGGTGGCGCTGAAGCATATGCAAACGTTGCTTCATTGCCATTGGCAAACAACACAACGGGATCTCTTGCATATGTTGAGGCAACCAACAGGTTGTATCTCTGGACTGGTGTTGGCTGGTTCAATATTGCTCTGGTTAATACAAATCCGACAATCACCAGTGGCCCCGATGCCAGTTATGTATTTGCTACTAACGGCACGCCAACTGTGCTGACTTTGGTTGCTGAAGATCCGGAAGGTTTTCCAATCACCTGGAGCTACCAGGTTACTAGCGGATCATTAGGTAGTACAGCAGTTATCACACAAGATGGGAATGAATTTACGATTACACCTAGCACCATTCCTGATTATGACGGCTCATTCTCTGTTACATTCACAGCCAGTGATGGCGTCAACATTGCCACTGCAGCGTCCTCATTTACATTAAGTTTCCCGCCCACTTGGACTTTGCCTTTCATCAATCTACAAGCCAAAATACAAGGCAGTGACACAGCAGGCAATGACACATTTGGATACTCAGTGGCCATTAGTGGTAATACAGTAGTTGCCGGTGCCGAACAGCACGACGCTAACAGCCTCGCTAATGCCGGCGCAGCCTACATCTTTACCAGATCAGGCAATACTTGGACACAACAGGCCAAACTAGTAGCCAGCGACGCCGAAGCGAACGATTTGTTTGGCGTACCAGCGGCAATTGATGGTGATACAGTGGTGGTTGCTGCCTATAGGGACAGCCCTGGCGCCATCAGTGGTGCTGGATCTGTTTACATCTTTACCAGATCAGGCACCACTTGGACACAACAGGCCAAACTAGTGGCCAGTGATCCACAAGCAAGTGATTATTTTGGATGGTCAGTAGCAATTAGTGGTAATACAGTGGTGGTTGGTGCCATCTATGAAGCCCCTAGCGGCCTCACTAGTGCTGGATCTGTTTACATTTTTACCAGATCAGGCACCACTTGGACACAACAGGCCAAACTAGTGGCCAGTGATCCACAAGCAATTGATTATTTTGGAAGCGCGGTAGCAATTGATGGCGATACGGTAGTGGTTGGTGCCTATAGGGAAGACCCTAGCGCCATCAGTGATGCCGGATCGGCTTACATTTTTACCAGATCAGGCACCACTTGGACACAACAGCAAAAGATACAGGCTAGTGACGCACAAGCAAGTGATTATTTTGGATACTCAGTGGCCATTAGTGGTAATACAGTGGTGGTTGGTGCCTATAGTGAAGACCCTAGCGCCATCAGTGATGCTGGATCTGCCTACATTTTTACCAGATCAGGCACTACTTGGACACAACAGGCCAAAATACAAGCCAGTGACGCTCAAGCGACTGATTATTTTGGAAGCGCGGTAGCAATTGATGGCGATACAGTGGTGGTTGGCGCCTATCTGGAAGACCCTAACAACATCACTAACGCCGGTGCAGCCTACATTTTTACCAGATCAGGCACTACTTGGACACAACAGGCTAAAATACAAGCCATTGACGCTGAGGCAAGTGATTTTTTTGGAGGCGGAACCGACCGCAGCGCGGTGGCAATTGATGGTGATACAGTGGTGGTTGGTGCCCAAGGGGAAGACACTATTGGAACCGCCGCCGGCGCAGCCTACGTTTTTAAAGGTTCTGTAAATTACCAATTAGGAGCTGATACTCCTGGACAACAATTATTTACAACTCCTGGAACGCACTCTTGGACGGCACCTGCGGGCGTTACTAAAGTTAGTGTAGTTGCAATAGGCGGAGGCGGCGCGGGTGGCGCACAGTACTACGCCGGCGGTGGTGGTGGCGGAGGAGGCGTTGGATGGAAGAATCGTATTACTGTTGTACCCGGATCAAGCTACACAGTTCAAGTAGGAGCAGGCGGAATAGGAGTTACTGCAAATGCCGGTGGTATAGGCACTCCGGGGGGCAACTCTTATTTTATCGATAATACTGTCGTTTTAGGTGGAGGAGGAGGTGCTGGTCAAGGAACTTCCGACAACACCAACGTCAACCGAGCAGGCGGCGCAGGCGGTACTTTTGTGGGAGACGGTGGCAGCGCAGGAGGCGCAGGCGGAACATCATCTGGCGATACGGCAGGTGGAGGAGGAGGTGCTGGAGGCTATAACGGATCTGCTTACCTAGGCCCAGCAGCAACAATGGCAGCATTAACTGGACGTGGTGTTGGGTTCGGTGCAACAACGTTTGCAGCTCCATTTAACGGTGGTGGCGGTGCTGGTGGGCAGTCGGGCGGCACAGCGGGATCTGGTGGCGGTGTAGGAGCATTAGGTGCAGGAACCAACGGAAATGTGGCAAGCGCTGGCGGCTCTGGTGGTACTGCTGGTGCGACTACTACTGGTGCTGGGGGATTGTACGGCGGTGGCGGTGGTGGTCAAGCCTCCGATAACAAAGTTACCCTTAGTTCTAATGGCGGTAATGGCGCAGTTCGAATAATATGGGGAGCTGGCAGAGCTTACCCGTCAACTAATACTGCGAACGTATAAGATGGCGTCCACTCCTAAGTCATAGATAAAGATTGCGTTCCGGAGAAAGATAAATACCCCATATAGGGGGACACAATGGCAGAACCAATCACATCCAGAACAGCTTTCAAAGAGTATTGCCTAAGAAGGCTGGGATTCCCAGTCATTGAAATAAATGTTGATGACGATCAAGTAGAAGACAGAATTGATGATGCTTTACAATATTGGCAAGATTATCACTTTGACGGATTACAAAAAGTCTATTACATCAAAAAAATTGATGCAACCGATATCGCAAACAAATATTTAAATTTAACTGAAGCCAGAGACTCATCAAATAATGTATTACAGATTGCTGGTATAACCCGCATCTTTCCTATCTCAGATTCGTTATCTTCTGTTAACATGTTTGATTTGAGATATCAACTCAGGTTAAATGAACTGTATGACTTCACCTCAGCGTCCTACATAAACAATACAAAGGAAACAAAATGACAGACTTAGAAAACAGGCCTGCTCCAACAGCAGAACAAATTGCACAAGCAAGAGAAAATGCAATAAATGCAGAACGACCAGCATCATGGACATGGAACGAAGAACTAGTATCATATGTTGCACCCGTAGCTATTCCAACCGATGGTTATCCATACTTGTGGGATGAAGCTACAACTAATTGGGTACCGTTTCCAGATTATCCTAGAGGTTAATTTTTAACACATAAATATACCTCATAAGTTAAGAATATAAAAAATGGCTGCACCTTCAACAAGAACAGAATTTAAAGACTATTGTCTGCGTAGACTAGGGTTTCCCGTTATTCAAATTAACGTGGATGATGACCAAGTTGACGACCGTATTGATGATGCTTTACAGTTTTTTCACGACTATCATTTTGATGGTGTTGAAAAGATTTACATGAAGCACAGAATTACACAAGATGATATTGACCGTAAATTCATTTACTGTCCTGATCCAGTTATTTTTGTAACTAAAATATTTCCGTTTGATGATTCCAATTCATCAATCAATATGTTTGACCTTCGTTATCAATTGCGTCTACATGATTTGTATGACTTCACATCGGTATCTTATGTGTCATATGAAATCACTATGCAACACATCACAACACTAAACATGTTGTTCTCTGGTTACCCACAACACCGATTCAATCGTCACCAAAACAAAATCTTTTTAGACATTGATTGGTCACGTGATGCGACTTTAGGTGAATATGTGGTTATTGAATGTTATCGTAAGTTAGCGCCAGATACAGTGATACTAACAGGCACAGTTACGGCAACAAACACATCAAACGTAATGACTGGAACAGGTACAACATTCGACCAACAAATTCTTGAGGGTGATATCATTACAGTTGGTGGGCAAGATGTACAAGTTAATCGCATCATTTCACCAACACAAGCATATCTAACCACAAACTTAACGACAAGTGTGACTGCTGCGACAGCCACAAAGACTGGTGTGTCTGATGTTTGGGATGATAGATTTTTAAAACAGTATGCCACGGCGTTGATTAAATACCAGTGGGGTACTAACTTGTCAAAATTTGCTGGTGTACAGATGCCAGGTGGAGTCACGTTAGATGGTCCTCGAATTATGGCTGAAGCACAAGTAGAAATCGATAAGATTGAAACTGAGATGCAAGCTTATAACGTTCTACCTCCAGAAATTTTGACTGGTTAATGAATGCCTACAAATTTTTACTTTCAGCCATTTCCAACAGGAATTACCCAAGAACAACTACTTGTTGAAGACTTGGTGATTGAGGCCATGCAACAGTATGGTATGGACGTGTTTTACCTACCACGTTCTAGTGCAGACCCTAATGGTCCTGACACATTGTATGGTGAAGATACACTCAAACAATATAGAGTTGCATTTCCAATTGAAGTATATTTGGAGAATGTTACTGGTATGGATGGTGAACAAGATTTCATCTCTAAATTTGGACTTGAGATTCGAGATGAATTAACATTACTAATTTCTCGCCGCAGATTTAAGTATGCCTCAGGTGCCACAAACTATAGTATACCTAGACTTGGTGACTTAGTTATTAACTCTGGACCAAAACGACCAATGGAAGGTGATTTAATTTACATTCCATTGATGCAAAACTTTTTTGAAGTAACTTTTGTTGAACATGAAAATGACCAAGCAATGTTTTATACATTAGGTCGTGGACGTGGTGGTAATGTTTATGTTTATGCACTGAAACTTAAACAGTTTGTATTATCTGATGAGTTGATTCAAACTGGTCACACAGAAATAGATGAACAAGCATTTGATTCATACAGAAGAACACGTTTAGATGTACCTGTCAATGGCACAGGCAAATTTATAGTTGGTGAATTTGTTTATCAAGGCAATTCTTTGGCAACTGCCAATGCGGTGGCCACGGTGCATACAACAGTTCCTGGTAGACACTTAGATGTGGTTAATGTCAAGGGTCAGTTTACAGTTGGTGTAACTATTGTTGGTGCAACAAGTGGTGCAACATGGGCATTAGAAACTGCAGCTGACGATATGCCAACTGACAGTGTATTTGAAGATGTTGCCGATAATAATATTATTCAAGATGAAGCTGGCGACATACTCGACTTCACTGAACACAACCCATTTGGTGAACCTTAATGCTAGGTAATGCACATTTTTATAACAGAACCATACGAAAAGTTGTCGTAGGTTTTGGCACACTATTTAACGACATTCAGTTGATTCGTTACACCAGAGATATGGCAACAGAGGTCGAAAGATTTAAAGTGCCTCTGTCTTATGGTGCCAAAGAAAAATACTTAACTCGTTTGGCTTCCGATCCAGACCTAACAAAATCTATTGCAATAACTGTACCTAGAATCTCATTTGATATGGTAGGTATGTCATATGATTCTAGTCGCAAAGGTGTTACAACCAACCGAAACTTCTCTCTTGGTACAAATAACACATCATTAAAATCTCAATACGGACCAATACCATATAACTTTGATTTTAACTTATCAGTATATGTTCGTAACACAGAAGATGGTGCTCAAATTATGGAACAAATACTTCCATTCTTTACACCAGATTTTACTGTAACAATGGACTTCATTCCTGGCATGGATCAAAAGTATGACATGCCAATCATATTAAATTCTGTGTCCACAACCACAGATTATGAAGGTGATATGATGAGTACCCGTTTGATTCTGTGGGACTTGACATTCACGGCCAAAGCATTTATCTGGCCGCCAGTTAAGACAAGTAAGATGATTACTCTGTCTACCGCAAACACACATATGAATTTTGCCAACTCGGCGAATGGTGACATTATCTCGGCGAATACATATACACAGAACTCGATTATATCTTCTGTACAGACCAGAGCAAGTCCTAACACTGCTGGTCCAGATGATGAATTTGGTTTTGCTGAAACATTTACATCATTTGGTTCTTCATATGTAGCTCCAATTATTTTGTATACTTCAGACAACACTTTGTTATCTACCGACTCAACACTAATTACAACGGATAAACTATAATGGCAAAACAAACAATTAGTATAGGAACAACAGCAAATGATGGCACAGGTGATCCTTTGCGAACAGCTTTCACCAAACTTAATGAAAATTTTACAGAAATTTATAACATAACGGACTCTAGTGCTGCTGCAAGACAATCACAATCTGCTGTTACTGGATTAACTGTAACAAGTTCCGGAAACAGTGCTTATCTAATTGACCAATATTCAGGAAATAATCCGACAGTATATATTTCTGGTGGTGAAACAATAGCATTCATTTTAAATAATGTGACTGGCCATCCTTTTATGATACGTGCATCAGCCAACGGCACCAATTACAATACAGGTTTAACACATGTTAGCACTGCTGGTGTGGTCTTATCAGGTTCTAACGCACAAGCTCAAATAGCTGGCACTCTCTATTGGAAAGTTCCGTTTGATTTGGTTGGTTCAACTTATGTTTACCAATGTCAAAACCATAATGTGATGGTTGGTAACGTTGTTATTCAACAACCTGCCTCTTTTGTTGCATCTAATACAACAGTAGCTCTAACTCAAGCACAAGCGGCATTCAATAAAGCAAATACGGTACTTGATGGATCCATTTCTATAGCACGTTTAAAAGATTTAGCTGCCAACAATGCAACTTATGCTGATTTTCAAACCGCGGTTGCAGCTCTCCCTAACGTAGCATTTGCAGTAGGTGTAACGGGATTT